ATTGCCGTCGTTCTTAATCAGCTTCTCCTTCTGCGCCATATCAACAGCGTTGTGCGCCTCAACAAGGTAGTAATTTAGCAAGTGATCACGCAAATGCGTGGCAATCGGATACATGTATGTCCGGGCAATCACAGGATTGCTGCCAAACATTGGCGACTTGAGAAACGCCATGTGCGTCATAATGTGCGCTACGTGATCCTGGGTCGGCAAAACGTATATCGGCCGTCCCATGGTTGCTGCGATATTCTCCGACACCGGATCCATGTTTTCGCTGCCAGGCTTTGGCTGCAAAACATCAGCGTCCGGCACCTTCATGTCGCGCAGAAACCGCTCTTCAACCTTCCTGGCGTCATACATCTGCGGCAGCTTCTCAGCCCGCTGCAAAATCGCCTGCGTCTGAGCAAACCGCTGCGTGTCGCTGAAAATAGCCGGGTCGCTAATCGGAATAACGTCTAGCGGCCCATCAAAATCAGCCGGCTTAATATCAAGGCCAGACTCCTGAGCCTTGATGTCCTCCTCGGTCAGGTAAGCCGAGTTAATCCGGTGCAGAATCTTTAGGCACCGCGCCATCGAGTTGTGCAAACGCGAATGGATGCTGCTGAATACAACCATCCCCTGCTCAATTAGCGCCATCGTGGTGCCAACAGGCTGCGCCGTGTTTGTGTCAGACAACTTCTCAAACGACGTCTGAACAACGCCCTTGCCGGCATCAACCAAGAAGCCAAGCAACTGATACAGAACCGGGCTTGGAGGGTTAAACGGCATAGGCATGGCGATCTTGCGCACGTCGTCAACCATCGCGCCGCCCTCAAGCTCGATGATCTCGGTCGGCTGCAAGTTAATCGTCTGCCCGCTAGGCCCACCCTTGAGCTTCAGCAGCGTCGGGATGTTCTGGATGTGCGCGGAGTCCAGCAGAGCACGCAGCGCCCCTGTCGCCGCACCGCTCAGACCCCCGATCATGTGCGTAAGGCCAATCGGATAGGCGCCGCGCCACGGAACAAACGGGAACTCTACAATCCAATCAAGCTCCCTGCGTCGCTCGTCGTCCGGCTCCCAGTTTCGGTATACACTCAGCGCCTTGCTGCTGCTTTTATCAACGCTGATAATGTAAGGCTCAACGTCATCACCAAAATCCAAGCTGGTGTAAATCTCAAAGATGGTGCGAAGACCGTCCTCGTTGTAGCCAAGGTCCTTGCGCCCCTCGATCTTATCGTTAGCCTGCGAACTCTCGCTATACTCAGGGTCATCAGGCGAGCCAACGTCAATGTCCCGATACATGCCCGACTTAACGCGGCTCTGATACTCCATCTCAGTAATATACTGCACGTGGGTCTTGCGCTCGGCAGTGTAGAAATTAGTGGCCGAAAACGGCAGATACACGTCGTCAATGGCAATAAACTCAGCCACAGGGCGAGCATACCTAGCGTTCCACATCAACTTCAGATACTGGCCACCGCCAAGCGGAAGCTGCGTGCTTAGCTGCTCAAGCTCGCCGCGGAACTCCGGCATCTGCTCGGTCAACTGCCAATTCATAAACGCCGCCTTGCGTCGGCCCTTCTCAACCTTATCGCTGTCCTGAGTCCCAAGCACCTTGCTCTTAACCGGACCCCCCGTCGGGAAAATCTCCTTCATGAACCGCGCGCTAAAGTCCACACACGCCTCAACGAGCATGGGATGAACAACCTTGTTCGCGCCAGTAAACTGCGCGCCGCCAGGCGCGTCATCGCCTAGCCCCGTGCGACGCAGCCCCTCCTCATACTGCTTGTCACGCTTTTCACGCGCCTCTTTGTCGCGCTCAATCTTATCCAACAAGTCCGTAACAGCGCCCTTCAGCAGGGACTGATCAACCTCTTCGACAATGTTCGCAAAGTGGTCCAGATGGACCTTCTCATCCTTGTCGTTCTTCATGCGGATGATCGCGCCACCATCCTCCGTGTCCTCAACATCGTTATCAACATCCTCCAGCCGAATCTTCTCGCCGTCGGCCTGATCGTCATCGTCCAATTTGTCAGGCATGATCGTCCTCGGTGATGCTGGCGGCAATCGCTGCAATTACGGCAGGGTCATAAACTGGGGCGCTATCAACAGAGCCGCCTTGGGCGTAGGAAATGCGCGTAGTCGGCTCCGCATGATACTTCTCATAAAGAGCCGCTAGCGAGTTGTCGGCCGAGCCGCCATCAGCGTAGCCCTGGACGTGGCCGCCCTCGGCAAAGTCAGTCTGGCCCTTCATGATGGCCTCGCGCATCTTGGGGGTGATGGTCAGGCCAGGGGCTTCGAACGGCGGGTTGTTGTGGCCCATCCCGGGTCCCGTCCCCTGCGGCAACATCACATCAGTCAGGCCAACCTTCGCGTCCGGGTCAAGCCTCTTCACCAGCTTGCTCAACTGGTTCGGCACCATCTTGTCGTAGTAGCTTATTATGCCTTCGCGGGGTTTATCAAACAAACTATACCTCTTCGCCTGCTCCGCACCCGGCGTCCAAACAATCCTGTCGTAGCCGCCTTCAGCAGCCTCCTTGAGCGCGCGCTTAAGGGCAAGGTCGGTCCATGCAGCAGTGTTGGTGACGTAAGGAGCGGAGGGGATGCCGCTATCTGTTGGTTTTGGACCTAGCGCATTGAGCGCATCGGATGCGTCGTTTAAACGCAACCGGACCCAATGATAATCAGGATCAGCGGAACGAAGAACTTCAAGTTGGCGGAAGAATTCACTTCTGCTATAATTTAAAGGCTGATCCGGCCCCACGTATGAGGGAAAATCGGGGCGTTTTATCCTGCCACTTACTTCCGCGTATTGTTTTTTTGCTTCATTGTACACATTTATAGCGGCGTCCCTATCTGTTTCCCATTTAGCTATGAGTTCCGCAAGATTAACTTTAGGATCAACAAACCCCTCCGTCCGCCCCATCTGCCCCCAGTCGCTCTGGAGCTCTTCCAGGTGCAGTATCTTCTCACCGTTCGGGCCGGTGCGGTCAGACATGCGGATGTGTGCAATACGATTAACGTCAGCCTTCTCGCCCATGCTGTGGCTAGCCGGTACGCGGTAAATTTCTTCTCCAGGAAGTGTCAATGCTATTTCCCGGTAGTTCTCGCCGCCGGGAAGGGTGTATTGTTGGAATTTAGGTTCGCCCTTCTGCACGCCTTGGATCTGGGCCCAACCCAATCCAATACCGGACGCCTCCCACGCCATCGTCAGGCGGTTGGCTTCATCAAAGTTGCGGTTAAGATTTGCTTCTCTAATAGCGGTTTGCCATTCATTTGAATTGCGATACGGGTATTTATTGTTATTTGCGCTTAACACCGTCTCTTCAATCTGCGGCCGCCGCTCACTAAAGTGCTGCGCAAGCTCCTCACGCGTCACACTGGGGCGGGACGCCCACTCAGGGCGCAAGACCATCGCACTGTCCATCTCGGAACGCATGGCGCTAAGAGTTCTGTCATACTGGTATTTTGCTTTGGTTTCGGGAGAATCCCGAATCTCCAACGCCCTGTTATAATCAGGAGATTTCTTGTTTATCGTGTTCTCATTCAAACCAAGAGCATCCATCTCCAGCTTGGCCGCCGCCAACTTTGGAGCGTAATCGCGCTCAATCTTCGAGCGCATGACATTCGTGGCGGTTTCGTCAGCAATACCAGTGTTGTAAAATTCGTCTGGCTTAACGCCATACCGCCGAAGCATCGCCGCCATCTGGTCAGGCGTTCCCTTCGCCTGCGCCAAGTTGGCCGCCGTCTCCGCGCCGTGGCTGTAAAACCCCAACGGCGACAACTCACGCGGAACAACAGCCACCGCCTGCGCGCTCTCACGCGCCGCTGCCTTTGCCCGGCGAGCAGCCGAACCGCTAGGCTCCAACCCAACGCCCTCGCGTGCAACAACATCAGCAACAACATCAGTGCCAGCGGTAACGCCCTCAGCACCCTCACGCGCAATTGCCTGAGTGCCGCGCGCACCAGCAGCCGCAGCCGCATCCTCACGCGCAATCAAACCAACGCCACTACCAATGTCAATGTCATCAACGCCACCACGCACAACCAACGCAGTGCCAGCGCCCGCGCCCGCACGCCTTGCAGCAGCATCACGTGCCGCATTCGCCGCACGCCTGGCAGCAATTGCCCCATACCCAACAAACGGAATGGCGCCAGCCGCCCCAAAAGCCGAAAACTGACGGTACATGCTGGCCAGATCTTCGTCGCCAGCTTGCTCAGCCTCCACCGCCCTGTTCCGCGACTCATGCATGTCCATAGCCGAACGGACATTGCTCACAACCGGCACAAAATCTAAGGCCGTCCCAACCGGGTCATTCTTAACGCCCTCCCAGACCGCCGAACCGAACGTGCCAATGTCCTCGCCCAAACGAGTGAACGGCTTTGGACCGGTTGCAACATCAATGGCATACTTCTTAACAGTGCCCGGAACCTCAAAATTACCCTGAACAATCGGGCGAAAGTAATCCCCTATGCTTTGTGGCACGCCAGCGCCCAGAGACTGGTCGTCCAAGGGTGCCCCCATCTGCATTGCATCGCCCACAGCGTAACGCCGAACAAGGTCCGCAAAGGTGCGGGGCCGTTGCTCCTGCACCCGCTCCTGCTCCTGCTCCTGCGCAGGCGCAGGCGCAGCATCATCACTGCTAATGCCAGTTGCAGTGCCGCCATCAGCGTAGCCCTGGGGCTCAGTAATACTCGCAGCAATCGCCGCAATGACAGCCGGGTCATACACCTGAGCCGCACGCGAAACCGAGCCGCCGTCCGCATACTTGCGCGCTAGAGCAATTAACCCACCATCAGCGTAACCAGCCACGCCCGCATTGTGCAAAACGGTCGGAACGTAGTTCTGCGTCTCTTTGTTGTCGGGAATAACGTTCCCAGCCTTGCGAACCCTGCTAGGGCCAGCGTTGTAAGCCGCAAGAGCCAACGGCCACTCGCCAAACGCCTTATACTGCTGCGCCAAATAACGCGCGCCGCCCTCCAAATTTTGCATAGGGTCGCGGGGGTCTACACCCATGTCACTTGCCGTGCCTGGCATCAATTGAGTAAGGCCAATCGCCCCAGCCGGGCTTAATGCATTAGCGTCAAAACGGCTTTCCTGATGAATCAACGCCAGAAAAATATTCTCCGGCAAGCCATACTCTTTCGCCAGCCGCTTAGCCTCTACTACGTATGGATTATTGGAGTTATACCTGTCCCTCAGCATTGACGGCTCAGCAGCAGCAACGTTCGGCACCAAATGCCCCATAGGGTTACCCTCTGCATTTAGCGGTGGAACATGCGGAGGGTAGGGAAGATCGTTTTTAGACGTTGGTTGCGAACGCTGAGAAGGGACCGCTGGCGGAGGAACCACGGTCGGAGGAACAGAAGGAATGGGCAGAGAATTTTCGTTGAGCAACTGACGCTTTGCCGGGCGCATCAGTTGTTGAGGTTTGCCCTGCCCCTGCGGCTGCGGCTGAGCACGGCGCTGCGTATCGCGTTGAGTTACCATTTCACCTTGTCCGCCCAGTAAGCCGCGCTGCTCTTACCCTTAGCAATATTAGCAGCGTGCCTAGCCTTAAAACTAGCACGCTTGGCCGTCATCCTATCACTCTCGCCAGCCTTGGGTGCGCCAGCGGTGCTAGCACCCTGTTCGCCAAAGCGAATAATCTTTGGCTTGCCGTCAACCGTGGTCTTAACAACATGAGACTTGGTCGGATGATCAGGTGTGCGGCGTGGCTTGTTAAGAGGCAAGCTATCCTTGTCGATCGGGGTAACCATCACTTAGTCCGTGCCGCGCGCATGTTATCAACAAGATTTGGATACGGGCGCCCTGCGGATTTAGCAGCAGACTTAGCAGACGCTTTTACCTCAGGCGATAATTTTGCGGGCTTGCCCAAATCAGATGGGCGCCGCTTAGACCAAATCGCCTTGGGTTGTTTTGCCATCGCTACCACCTCACTACGCCGCGTACGGGTTGCTATACTCGCGCTTGGTAATCCTAGGCTCATCAGGGTCCTTAGCTTTCGGCAGCTCGAACCACCCATCGTTTTTGAGGTATATCACCGCTTGCGTGAACGTATCAACATAGTCGTCATGCTCAGCCACCGGAAACTTCGCCAGCTGCTTAAGGAAAACACCAGCCCAACTCACAGGATGGCCTGGGTTCTTTTTTGACTCCGGCACCCATAGTAGCCCTAGCTCCAACGTTGGCGCAGACTGGTGCGCTCTACTAGTCTTACTCGCGTTGCCCGGGTTGTAACCGACGGCCGGTATGCGTGCCAGCCTGAAATCCTGCAGTAGGCTTTGACCGCTGGCCTTGGCTTCAACCAACACTCGATCAGGGCGCCGAGCACGACCATACGGCGAATCCTTGCTCATGCCTCCATATTCTGTTTGCCAGTCCTTGATCGCGCGAGTGCGCAAATCTGGATAACTTAGGTGCTCATCCCATGCGTCAATCAGCATCACATTGCGCTCGCCTTTAAGCGTAAACACCGCCCAAACAGTACAGGCTGTGGGATCATTGGCAGCACTCTCGCTAAATGCGCAGTCATACGACTGTAGTATGTACTCGAACGGCGGCAGCGCCTTATCGTATGGCCAGTGCTGAAACTTGGTAACATCGAGAATGCCACCCTCAGCCGGTGCAGGGTCTTGTTGCAATTGTCCGGCAGTGCCATACACCCCTAGGCTTTGCTTAAGACTGGTTATCTCAGCATCACCAAACCGCTCTGGACAAATCAACTCGCCTTTAATGGTGCGCGGATCGTATGGGCCAAGCATTGTCTTACGCTGTCGACCGTCATACTCGGCGGGAATGCACACATGTTCCCATCCGCCTTGTTCGAGGATGATGCCGCTAGCATCGCGCTCATGAAGACGCTGCATAACGGTAACCATGGCATCAAGCTTCGGATCGTTAAGCCTGGTTGCCCACACCATATTTATCCAGTCGATCGTCGACTCGCGTATAGTATCACTCTGTGCATCGCGGGCGGAGTGCGGATCGTCCAGAATTAACCGCGATCCACCCTCGCCGGTAGCAGTGCCGCCAACCGAGGTGGCAATGCGGTAACCAGTTTTGTCATTCTCAAACCGTTGTTTAGCGTTTTGATCACCGGCAAGCGTTAGCATATGCCCCCATCTATCTCGATACCAGGGTGATTGCACCAGCCGACGCGCTGATAGATTGTCGCGTATGCTCAATACACTCGAGTAGGACGCACACAGATACTTATGATGCGGCG